GTTGTATCTACTGCTAAAACAATATGGTAATATCCGCTAGAGTCTCTTAATTTTCTATTATTCTCATATAACCAAGTATTATCTGACCCTGATGTTCTTGCTTGAACATAATAACCACCTGATGATTCAATAGCAAATTGAAAACTTTCAGTTGGAAACTGTCCAGCACTAAAAATAACATGGTCAGAAGAATCTTTCATATCTTTTACCCAAGCTGATATAGTAAATGTTCTTCTGTTTCCTGTTGATGATGGTGTTCTTGTTAAATATGTACTAGCCATTAGCAAATCTCCTTGCTTATGTTATTGATTGACGATTTGAAAATGTTATCCATTAGTTAAATTGTCCTCCACCTGTTGCTCCAAATGAGCTTGTTAAACTAAAGTTTCTATCTGCTGTCTGATTTTCTTGGTCAGTAATTCTGATAGTAAAATTATAAGTTGTTGGTGTTGTACTTGAACCACCGAAATCACTTGTTGTTATCACACCTGTTGTTGAATTTAAAGTACAATTTGCTTGAGATGCGTTAGTTAATACTGAAGTTGTTTCAGAAAAAGCTATTGTTGTATCAGATGAACCTGCAATCGTTGCAACTGTACCTGAAAAATTACCAGCTATTGTGCCAAGAGAACCTGCTGCTGTGCTAAATGTAGGAGCAGTAGATGAAGTAATAATATTATTTGTACTTCTTCCTGCGTTACCATCAGGGTTTTCTACTCTTACATAATAATTACCTAATGCTAAAGTTACATTAACTGAAAGTGTTGTAGCATTAGTAAATGAAATAGTATTAGCAACTACTACTGAACCATCTGTTTTAATAAACTCTACTTGAGGTATTGATACAAAGTTTGTTCCTGTAATACTTATTGTTGTAGCTGTATCAGGTGCAATCGTTTGTGCAACATTAGCTACAGTTGGTTTTGTTTCTGCTGCATCTATCCAAGATAATTGATTTGTGCTTGAACCATTACTAGCTAAAACTTGATTTGCTGATCCAACAGAAGTTGGTAAAATTAAAGTATATGATTGACCAGCAGAATGAGCTGGAGATTGTATTTTAACTCCATGAGAATTTTGACTACAGTTTAAAGTAATTTTTCCATCTGCTGAAGAACCATCTCCTCTAGCAGTTAAACTGTTTGCTTCAACAGTAGCAGTAGTAAGTGTTTTACCTGCCATTGTTGTAGGTAGTCTTGCGTCATTTAGTGTGCCTGAAGTAATAGATGAAGCTGCTATTGCTGATACATTAAATGTTCCGTAAGCTACAATATCAATAATATCACCAGCAACTGCACCTGTTGCTAAAACAACTGATGTGCCTGATGTTACAGTAACATCTGTTCCATTTACTAACTTACTTCCATTTTTATAAATATCAATAAATCCTGCATCATAAGCTAAAGTATTTCCGTTATCATCTGAACCTGTAAATGTAGTTTGGTTTGCTGAAGCTGTATATTTAAATCTAGCTGAAGTTCCGTTTACTGTAGAACCTGCTGCTGCCCAACCACTTGATTTATAAACTTTTAATTCATTTGCAGTTGTGTCAAAATATAAATCTCCAACATCTAGTGAAGAAGATGGAGCTGAACTTGCAACTCTGTATCTTTCGCCAAAACTATTAACACCAGTTATGTTTGCTGCTGTTGTATTAACATTAGAGATTGAACCAGCTACTGTATTTACATTAGCAATAGAACCACCAACATTTGTAATATTTGAATTATTAGAAGCTACTGTGTTAATGTTTGTATTATTACTAGCAACAGTTGTTACATTAGAACTAATACCAGCTACTGTAGATACATTAGAAGATATACCAGCTACTGTAGCAATATCTGTAGAATCTCCTGCAACTGTATTTATATTTGATGAGTTTGAATTAACATTTGAAATTGCAGTTGATATTCCAGCTACTGTTGTTACTTCAGTTGCTTTAGGAACTAATCTATGAAAATTGTATGTGTGTTGAGTTGTTGTTGATTCAACTAAAATACCATAACCAGCAGGTAAAGAAGAACCATTAGCAACTCCATTTAATGTAACTGTTGAATTACCAACTGTACCATTAGGTATAGTTACAACACCTGATCCACTTGCAGTATAAGAATTTGCAAGTGCTTCAACACTAACAATAGTTCCTACGCCATTATTAACATCAGGATTTACATTTGGAAAACTTGTTTCATTTGCTATCGGAACAAAGCCACCTACATCATCTACTAAATCTATAACTCTAGCTGATATAGCTGCTGTTGTTGCAATAAACGAATCACTATCTGACCATGTTTGTCCTGAACTAATTGTTTCAGAACTATCTACATTAAAAAATCTATTATTAGCTGCTGAAGTTGTAAATACTGTAACATCATCAGGTGTAGATCCTGATTGTTCAGAAGCTGTAACTAAAACTGCATCTGCTATTTTAGCAGCAGTAACTGCATCATCAGCAATTTTAGCTGTTGTAACATTTGAATCTAATATTTTTGCAGTTGTAACATTAGCATCTGCTATCTTAGCAGTTGTTACATTTGCATCTGTAATCTTAGCAGTAGTAACAGCGTTACTAGCTAACTTATCAGCAGTAACATTTGAATTAGTTATTTTTGCAGTAGTAACTGCGTTGTCAGCTAATTTAGCAGTAGAAACATTAGCGTCTGTAATCTTTGCAGTTGTTATAGCGTCATCTGCTATCTTTGTTGTTGTAACAGCATTAGCATTTATTTTAGCTTCTGTTACTGCATTTGCATTTAATTGAGATGCTTGAACTGCATTGTCTGCAATCTTATCATTATTAATTGCATCATTAGCAATCTTAGCAGTAGTAACAGATCCATCTGCAATTTGAGCTGAACCAATAACACCTAAAGGAATTGAAGTATTAGTTGGTGTTAAAATACCAATATAAATTCTTAATGTTTCTGAAGAAAGTTGTCCTGAATCCCAAGTAACATTTACTGTAGTTGTTGTTACACCATTAAAAGCAGAAGAAGATATTGTTCCGTAAATTGTTCCTGTTGAAGAACCAATAGCTTTAACTCTCCTATTTGCAACATATTGAGATGTTGAATCTGCACCTGTTAAAGTAAATGAAGTTGCTGAAGCATAAGCTACAACTGGAGTTCCTGATCCAACACCATACTCTACCCATTGTGCATCATTATACCAATCTCTAGTATTTTTCATTAATGCTCTAATGGCATTATTAAGATTGGATGGTAACATTCCCTCTGCAACATTAATTGTATTTAATGTAGTGTTGCTAGATTGGGTTGTTGAATAATCTTTAATGTTACTTGTCATTTATTTTTTTAATCTCCTAAAAACCAAGCAAATGCTTTATTGTTTTCTGTATTCTTTTCGTTAATTAAAACATTAACAGCTTCTTCTACTTGTCTTTGAAAAAATTCCTGTGTATCTAAACTGTATCGTACATTGTCTATATCAGTTTTATCTGTCATCTTCCACCTGCTTTTGAAGCTACAAAATTAACCCCTTGTGCATCTTTCCAAGCAGTACCTGCTGGGATTTTAACACTTGCTCTTACATATCTTCCTGATTGTCTTACTGGTACACTACCACTTGTAACCATAGATGAATAACTAGATGTAACTGGTTGATCTACTAATTTTTCTCTTTTTGTTATTGCTACTGTTGCATTGGCATCAACAATCGGTCTTACTTCTGTAATATCACTTCTTAATCCTGGAAACAACTCTAATTCTGAAGTTTCTAAAGTTACCTCACCTGAATCACCTGAAAAGATAGCTGACTCAAAACTTGAATTTATTGCTCCTAAAGATAACTGTCCTCCATCCCAAAATGTAGTATCTAAAGAAATGTTAATGTTATCTAGGTTTCCTGAAATCAAATCCATTTGCTCTACTGTATAAGCTCCTAAAAACTGTGTAAAAATTGTAGAAGCAGAAGCATCAGCTATACTCCATTTTTCTGTAACATAATTATATACAATAACTCTATCACATATACCTGTAGTATTTGCTGTATCTTGAGATGATGGATATAACCAAATAGCTAATTGATTAAAAGGATCTACAGCAGCTACTATTCTATCTGAAAATGCTTTGTTTAAATCTACATCAAAAAATCTATTTACTTTTTCTGCACCAATAGCTTTTACTTGATCTCCACTTACTTCAAAAAAACCATCATCAGCATAAAAGAAAGCTCTCCTGTTATCTTGGCAAACTGTCTTTCCATAAACTGCACCTCTATTAGGAGATACAACTGAAAATCTAAATACTGTTGCACCACCTA